TCTCTTGGTTCTCTTTTCGTCAAGTCCTTTCTCAAACGACTTGACGAAGTCTGACATGCCATTAATGTCAACATCGATTGTTACCATGTCATCACCACTTTCCGCTCCATACTCAGCAAGCATGTCATGGATGAGACTGTTTTCCATCACCTTGTGCTTGATATACAGGTGCTTCTTTTCCTTCTGAATGCGACGCAGGAATGCAAAGTAGATGATCTGCGTGAAGTATGCAAACGGGTTGTCGCTTTTCGTGGGATCGAAGTTGTCGATGTAGCTGATACAGTTCTCAACTCCGTCGCTGACCATCTCTTCCCGGTAAGAGTAGTTGACAAAGTTCGGTTTGTACGACAGCCGGTTTGCAATCTGTAGGATGCAGTGACCAACATAGTTCGGAACCTGTGGTTTGGGAACACCAGCTTCTTTCGCAGCCTTCACCTGGCCATGGTATTCCGTCATCACAGCAAACAGTCTTTTGTTGTCAACGTAGTGGTTTGTCATATTGTTATCCGGATCAGTTCGCCGTGGTTGTCTTCATGTTGTTGAGAATTTGAGTATAGTCCTTGGTGTCTGAGAGTTCCTCATTCGACGCGACATACTCGCTAAGGTCGTGGTCCACGACCTTGTCAATCACTTCACTCGATTGATCCTGCTCGGAAAAGTACAGCCGAGCAAACGGCTCTCTGGGGACAATCGTTGTGATGATTTGATGAATTGGAAACCAAACATCGGGACTTTCCCCAAAAAATGAGTACTTGACAAGCGATATTGCCGGCAAACCGGAAGATCCGTACCGATAATTGACGCTGAACGGGTGGCGGAGAACGATCACTCCTGCCCCGTCTGGATTGATCAGAGCGCCAAGCGACACCACCTCTCCTACAACCTCCTGACCGCAGGCCAGTTTCACTATAATTGCTTGCCGCTTTGTCGCTGCCATCATCATTCCTTCAGATCGATCGGATACAGTTTGTACTCAAACTTCTCTTCGTTATACATCTTCATTCGCTCGGCAAAGTGCAGAAGCGTATGGTTCTTGTGTGACTTCCAAGACAAGTCATCCGCAATATCATACAAAACCGCCTCCTGTTTCAACTGGCTTTTGCGCAAAGCCCGGCCAATCGACTGCAACGTCTTCACCCTCGACTTGCTTGGACTGGCAAAAACCACATTGTGAAGGTTCTTGATGTTGATGCCGGTACTGAAGGTGCCAAGCGAGGCGACGATAATGCTGTCTGTTTCCGATTCGACAGCGTGCCTATACTGCTCTCTGACAAGACCATCGACGTCGCCATCAACATAGTACACCTTACGGTCTGGGCACATCTTCTGGATGGTATCGAAGATCCTTGATCCGTGATCTCGGATTTTGAACAACACGAGTGTGTTACCCTCCATTGACTTGACCAGCTTCGTGATGAATCTGCCACGCGACTCGTGGTTGAGAATGAAGTCAACCTCGTCGGGGTAAGACTTCTTGACCATGCTAGCTCGGGTATCAGCAGGGTACCGCAACACAATCGACTTGATTCTGAATGCAGACAAGTGCTTTTGATTGATCAGCTCGCTGGTTGTGACAACCTTTTTGACGGGACCAAACAACCCCTCCAGAACCAGTTTGTGAGTGAGCGTCCCGTCAAGCGTACCTGTGAACCCGTACTTGTAACTACACTGATCGAGCTTGGCCATGATACCAGACAGCGACTTCGACTGGAACAGGTGGGCCTCATCGCCAATCACAACTTCAAACTGCTTGAACCACGACTTCGGCAACTTGTAAATCGACTGCCACGTGGTCACCACAAACCGGCGAACAGAATTTTTCTCTTGACCTGCAAAGATTTTTGTTATATCGTCCTCTGTGCCCCCATAAGAAATAAAGTCTGAAGCCATTTGATGCACTAGCGATGTCGTAGGAACAATTACTAGCGCTGACTTAGCCTTCTCCGTCAGGTAGCTGGCCGTCAGGAAAATCATTAGCGACTTGCCTGATGCTGTCGGACTGACTAGCAACGACCTCTTGTGACGGATTGCGTGGACAAAGGTAGCAAGCTGATAGTCGTGCGGAGCAAACGGCAGTTTGTGACATCGCTCGATGTAATCGAGCGCATCGTCGGACGAGAATTCGGCCTGAGAGAACCGGTCAGGATTATCGTACACAATATCATACGACCTCTCCTTAGCAAACTGCTCAACATAGTACCGCAAACCGCAGTACAGCAGCTGGGCGACCGAGTTGTAGAGGCGGATCTTACCATCCCACAGTTTGTTCTTGAATGCGGGCATGAACTTCGCGTTTGGCACAGTGAACGTGAAGTACTCGGACAGCTCCATTGCGGTCCCAGAATCACACCGCACTCGCATGTACACGTCGTCGTACCACGAGATGTGAAGCACATCGCTCATGCGCCCACCTTGAACCTTTCCCAGTCAATTGCATTGCGGATGCTGTACCCGCGATTGACGATTACCTTGATGATTGACTCCAGTAGGTCAATCTTCTCTTCCTGAATGCTGATTTTATTGTCAATCAACGACAGGTCCTCGTCGGAGTTGATGTAGATTGACAGATCGGCCTTGAGGATTTTGAGCGGTTGTAGATTCCATCCGCGCTGCTTGATCTCTTCTGTATCGAGCAGACCCAGAAAGTACTCATGCTTCACGCGGTAGAGCTTACTGTACTCATCTTTGTACGCTTTGAGACGGGTACGCTCTTCGACCAGAATTTTGTAGTACTTGCCATGGAGGATGGGAACTTGTAAACTGGCGTGGCCAAGTTCAGTTCTATCAATGACCGAATCGGTCTTCCACATATCAAAGATGTCTGTCAGTTTCATTGTTACCCCGCGTGTGGCGCTGGGGGTATTTTACTGACTTTTTAGCCAAATGTCAACAGGTTATCCCTCGACTTTGCTGATTTCAAACCGCAAGCATCTAAACGTGCATGTTGCGGTGACGTAGTTAACGTCTTCATCCGTAGAGTCGAAGTTGACGGAAGTCAGCTCGATTGGGAACGCGTCCTTGAACAACACCTGCATGTTGGCATTCTTTGCACTCGACAGCACGACGAGGGAACAGTCGGACATTTCACCAAACCCGGTCGGTTGAGCTCTCAGCTTGGCGTGCTGTGCAAATTCGTCAGGGAAGCCAAGCCCCTCCATCCACTTATGAATCTCGAGGTAGTTGTTGAAGTCCTCATCGATCTTGAATGTCAGTTCAAAGTCACTGAACTGCATTTTCGACGGGCGGGTGATCTTGTTGAACGGGTTTTGAAACTCAACAAACGATACCGATGTTGACGGCAGCGTGCAACTCTGCACAAAGAAGTTGACGTTCGGTAGGCGCATCACCTTGAACGTGAAACCAATAGGGGACAGGAAGTTCGGATTCTCTGGACGCTGCACTGCAAAATCTCCATCAGACGTCCACTATTTATCTGGCAAAAAAAGAGCCCCGACAAGCGGGGCTCTCAAAACACCTCTTTGGGTGCTCCTTACGGGACCGAAGTCCCTCTCATTTTTACATGAGGTTTTGAACGAGTACGCGGCGGTAGTACACGTTGCTGTCCTTGTTCAGGGCACCGGTACCAGCGGTGGCACCTTCAGCGAACGGGTTAGCAACCATGCCGTAGCGGGTCTTGAAACCAATCTTCGGTGCGAACGAGTCTTGGTCAACAGCGCGCACCATTTGCAGCGGCACGTACGGGCAGTAGAACAAGCCAGCATCGAATGCAGACGAGCCCTTGTAGCCAACGGTCATGTAGTTACCGGTGGCATACGGGTCGATGTACACGCGCATACGGCCGTTCAACACACCAGCGAACGTGGCGCCAGTGTCATCCACTTGCAGGTTGTTGCTGTTCAGAGCAGGGGTGTAGTCGAGCACACCAGCCATCTGCAGAGCGGAAGCCACGTCCGACGAGCAGATGATGATGTTACCCTTGCCGCGACGGGTAGCCTTGGCAATTGCGTTGGCTTCGCGTTCGATCTGGAACATCAGACCCTTGAACTTTTCAACAGACCAGCGGCCGTTGGAGTCGGTATCCAAGTCAAAGATGCCGGCGGTGGTTACGCCTTCAGAAGCACCACGGGTAGCGGTCACGTTGATCGTGCGCACCACTTCGCGGTTGATTTCAGCCAGAATTTCCGAAGTCAGGATGTTGGCCAACTCGGTTTCAGCATCCAGACCATGAATGGCCTTCAGATCCTGAGCGAGTTCCATCGTGTATTCGGCCTTCAGAGCGCGGCTCTTAGCAGTCACGGTGACCTTCTCGATCGAGAATGCCATTTCAGCGAAAGCGGTGTTGCCAGTGGTACCCAAGGCTTCAGCCTGAGCAGTCGACATGCCGGAACCGGTGTTGTAGATGCCGGATTCAGCCAAGTTGGCAGTGGCCACAGCGGTACCGGGCACGCCACCAACATGCTTCTGACCAAACGTGTTAGCGCCGGTGGTCACAGAGCTGTACTGAGTGTTGCTTTCGTTGTAGAACGCTTCGGTGCCGGTCTGGTTACCGTAGCGCGAACGCATTGCGAAGATCAGGCCGGTGGGGCCAGTCATCGGCTGCACGCCGCAAATGTCATAGGCGATCAGGTTGGGCATCGCGCGACGCACCAGGCTGATCAGCACCGGGTCAAACGTGCTGATGTTGGCGCCGGTGGCGTTGCCAGGCACAGGGCTTTCCAACAGCGACTGGGTGCCGCCTTGGGCGTGAGACTCGCGCAGAGCGATTTCGGTGTTCTCCAAAATCGTGGCAGTCACATTGCGACGATGGGAGTCTTTGATCTCGCCAAGGTCACCATGATTGAGCACAGGTGCCCACTTTTGTTGCAGTTGTTCATTCAGCATATTTTCCCCTTCTCCGTTTGTAATGGGTTGTCCGTACTTATAAAACTTACTTGTTCAAGGTCTTGGAAATGGCTTGGACGTAGTGTGCCATCGGACCACTCACCTCGGGCTTTTCCTCTTCAACGCTCCCGGCGGACACTTCCTCATTGAGGGAAGCGGCAACCGAGCGCTTGGGAGAAGGGAAATAGTTCTCCTTGACCAGCTCCAGCTTCTTGCGGAAGCCGGTGGGAGAGTCGAAGTCGACGCCCTCAGAGAGAGCAATCAACTTCTCCGCCTGAGTAGCGACAAGCCCTTCGCTAACATCAGCCAGAATTTTGTCGCGCAGCGATTCATTGATTGCCTTCTTCAGCTCAATGTTTTCGCTAACGAGAGCGTTGTACTTTTCAGTGACAGAATCGAGTTCCTCGGACATGCCGGCGAGCACGTCAACGCGCTCTTCAGGAATCTCCAAATAGTTTTCTTCAAACACTCGCTTGATGCCAGCCATGAAGTCAGAGGTCACTTCACTGCGCAGCGAGCTCTCGATCGCCACTTCGTTTTCTTGCATCCACTGCTCGACCACATAGTTCATGTAGTCGTCAACCTTCTGTGCAATCTCTTGTTGGAACTGATCGACCTGCTCGGCGAGCGACTCTTCCAACTTGGCTTCAAATGCGCTGACCTGCTCAGCAACGCGCATCGACACTGCAGCTTCAAAGATTGCAGTTGCCTTTTCTTTGAAGTCTTCGGTCAGGTCTTCGCCGCTGAACATCACGTTGAGGTCCTCTTTGACAGCATTCGGTGTGAACGAGTAGGATTGGGTGGCACTGGCGTCACTGCCCTTCATCCCAACGGACGAACGGTTGGCAGCGGACTTGTCGCCAGTCGGCTTGGCATTGTTCTCAGAGGAGGTGTCCTCGATGCCAGGATTGTTCGGATCGTTGATCTTTTGCATCGAGTCACCATTGCCGTGCTTAGAAGCAGGGAGGGTGGCGTTCTTGGCTACAGGATCGGCCGTGTGTGCAGTGCCGGTTGCACCACCACCGGTGGAAACCTTTTCCTGCAGTTGTTCTGACTGTTTCATTAACATCTCCTCTGATGGATACAAACTATTTATGGGCTCAGCGCTGACCTAGTCCCTGCATGAACATTTGGAACGCCTGGAGCTTTGCCTCTTGCAAATTGTTCTTGCTGGCCTTATGTATAATGCTGTGGATCTCTTCCACCTGACGAGACTTGATAATGCCGTTGTCCCACACCCACTCGACGCCTTCCATAATCCCCTGTACAAAAGCATCAGGAGCGGAAGGATCTGCAACGATGTCAGCTGCGGTGGAGAGGAAGAAGTCATCTTGAACCTCATTCACACCTTCGCGATTTGTGATAGTGGAACCGAGTGCACGTGAAGAAACGCCAAGCTGGGCACCAGCCTCGATCAAGCTGCGCGCGATCTTGCCCATCGGTGTATCAACTACCTCCGCGCGACCGATCACATCATTGCCTTCAAACCGGAGGCTCTTGATTAGGTGAGATACGCGGTCGAGATTGATTGAGGGACCATTAGGATGACCCAACTCGCCATACGCACGACTTTTCTCAACAAGCTCTTTGTTATAGCGAGCAACTTCTCGCTCCATGATAGGTCGCGCATATTTTCGTTTGTTCCTGTTGACCAACTCACATTGCATGAACACTCCCTCGATGTACATGCGCTTTTTACCGTCCGTTTCTTCGACGAGGTACTTGACATCTTCGTTAAGTTCAGTGATCAGTTTCATTGAAG